ATGAGTGATAAAAGTAACAACCAAGGTAGAGCCTATGAATTTGTTTGCCTATTGAGCCTTGGCGAAGAGATTGGCAAATTTCGTCCTGTAAATATTGTCCAAAACAGTAGTTATTTGGCAGCAGAATATGCTTGGAATACCTTGTCTCCTGAAATGAAAAATATATACAAGGTGAGTTCTTATGCTGCTGTCATTCAAATTTTTGAATTGGAACCCCGTATAATGGAAAAAGGAGGTGACGTGTTGGAATTGCGAATACAATCAGATACTAAGGGGAAAGAAGGAGATGTACGAGACATTTTGATTGTCCGTCATAATATTCAATGGGAAATCGGATTGAGCCTTAAACATAATCATTTTGCAGTAAAACATAGCCGCCTTAGCCAAAAGCTGGATTTTGGGGCAAAATGGTATGGAATCCCTTGTTCTCAAAAATACTGGGAAGATGTAAGACCTGTATTTACTTATCTTGTTCAAGAAAAAAACAAAAATACATTGTTTGACAATTTGCCTGATAAAGAAAATGATGTTTATATACCATTATTGCAAGCTTTTATTGCTGAAATAAATCTCCAAAATCAGATACATCCAGATATACCAAGTAGATTAGTTGAATACCTTTTAGGAAAACATGATTTTTATAAGGTTATTAGTATTGACAAACAGCGGACAACGCAAATCCAATCTTACAATTTGCATGGTACTCTTAATCGAAATGGCACATATCGAAAAGCATCTATGGAGATACCTATTGCATCATTGCCTACCCGCATTGTTAGTTTGGATTTTGTCCCTAATAAAGCGAATACGGTTGAGCTTTATATGGATGGAGGTTGGCAATTCTCTTTTCGCATACACAATGCAGAGAAGAAAGTTGTCCCAAGTTTAAAATTTGACATTCAAATAGTAGGCATGCCTACTACTATAATAACTATAAATTGTCTTTGGAAATAAAATAGAAATATAATGGAATTAATTAGTCTTTTCTCCGGTGCAGGAGGTTTAGATTTAGGTTTTCATAAAGCGGGTTTCAGAACTGTTACGGCAAATGAGTTTGACGCTAAGATTTGTCCGACTTTCCGTGCAAACTTTCCGGAAGTGAATCTAATCGAAGGGGATATCCGGGATATTCCTTCTTGTGAATTCCCTGATAATATTACTGGTATAATAGGAGGTCCTCCTTGCCAATCATGGAGTGAAGCAGGTTCGTTAAAGGGAATAGAAGATGCCCGTGGTCAGTTGTTTTATGAGTATATCCGTATTTTACGAGATAAACAACCTTTGTTTTTTGTTGCAGAGAACGTATCTGGAATGCTTGCCAAACGCCATTCGGATGCCGTTAGTGGTTTTATGAAATTGTTTGATGAAGCGGGCTATGATGTGAATTTGAAAATGCTTAATGCCAATGATTACGATGTACCGGAAGACCGTGACCGGGTATTTTACATCGGATTCCGTAAAGATTTGGATATACATGATTTTGAATATCCTACCCCTTTAAAGCATAAACCTACTTTGCGTGAAAGCATTTGGAATTTGCAAGATTCTGCGATTCCGGCACTTGAAAAGAACAAAACTAATGGGAATGCTTGTAAAGTCCCTAATAACGAATATTTTATAGGGGCATATTCACCTATATTCATGTCACGCAACAGAGTACGTTCATGGGATGAACCGGGTTTTACAGTTCAAGCTAGTGGTCGCCAATGCCAGCTACATCCACAGGCACCTAAGATGATAAAAGTTGAAAAGAATCTGCAAAAGTTTGTAGAAGGGAGTGAGCATCTTTATCGCAGGATGACTGTACGTGAAGTTGCACGGGTACAAAGTTTCCCGGATGAGTTCAAATTTGTATACGAAGACGTAAACTATGCCTATAAAATGATAGGCAATGCAGTTCCCGTTAATTTGGCTTACCATGTGGCTATGCAAATAAGGAAAACATTGGTGGAAAAAGGAATTGTCATTGCTTAAAGGAATGAAAGTCGCATCTTTCTTTGCAGGATGTGGCGGATTAGACCTTGGCTTTGAGCAAGCAGGCTATGAAGTTGTTTGGGCGAATGAATTTGATGAAGCAATACATAAAACTTATCAATTCAATCACCCAAATACTTATTTGTGTAAGTCAGACATTCGAAAATTAAAAGGAGAAGATATACCCGATTGCGATGGGTTTATCGGAGGACCTCCTTGCCAATCGTGGAGCGAGGGAGGAAGACAATTAGGATTGGATGATGAACGGGGGCGATTATTTTTTGATTATGTCCGATTGATAAAAGAAAAGCATCCAAAGTTCTTTCTCATCGAAAATGTACAAGGGATTATAAACGACAAACATTTTAGTACATTCCTATCATTCCTTTCTACTCTTGAAGGAGCTGGATATGTAGTAAACTATTCTTTATTGAATGCAGCAGACTATTATATTCCCCAAGACCGTTATCGTGTGTTTGTTGTCGGTTTCTTAAAAGAGTTGAACTGTACGTTCAATTTTCCAAAGCCATTCGGAAAACCTTATGTCACATTAAGAAAGGCAATTGGAGATATAATGGAGAATCCTCACCCATATACAAATGAAGGTGTGGACCAAGAATATAGGAAGTGGCTTAACCATGACATTTTTGCAGGTCCATGGGATGCAAAATTCATGGCACGTAATCGTGTTCGCTCCTGGGATGAAACTTCATTTACAATACAAGCGCAGGCAAAGAACTGCCCCCTTCACCCACAAGCTCCCAAAATGAAATATATATCACAAACCCAACGTGTTTTTCAGCAAGGAGCAGAACATTTATATCGCAGGCTAAGTGTTCGGGAATGTGCAAGAATCCAAACTTTCCCGGATAAATTCCGCTTTTTCTATGAAGATATAAAAGACGGCTATAAAATGGTTGGCAATGCTGTACCACCTCGTTTGGCTAAATTCTTAGCTTTGTCAATAAAGAAAGCATTGGTCTCTGTTGAAGAAAGAAAAGCAGAAACCATTAATGTGTTAGTTGCTTATTACAAGGATAATAATCAACTTCGACAAACTTTGAAAAACAAACTTTATTATGTGCGTGCCGGATTGCGCCGTGGAGCGTTACAAATCCCCATAGGCATGTCCTATCCCATTTATTTACTATTACATAATCATAATAACAAGTTTTTGTTTCGTATCATTCCTGACTACCCAAAACTAATATCTGCATCCGACTTGATTAAATTAGGTTTTATGCCCTCAGGTAAGGAATATTTTGCTTTTCGGTTGGAAAGTGCCCAAAGCATAAACATTGTAGGTGTAGATTTGTCAAAAGTGCAGATTAAAGGAAAAAACCACAATAAAGCTATACCATATATTACTCCTATTCAAGATTTTATTTATAGAATAAATGCCTAATTGCATAAAATCTCGTATTCTTAATACTTTCCCTTCTTTGTTTCTGTTCTGAAGCAAATAGAGTTATTGTAATTTTCTTTAAAAGAATCACTTAGAAATCCATTGTAGACAATAGTCCGTTGCGTGATTGTCTACACCCTCATAATTTTGCACCGCTATGTATAATCCGCAAAACGAAATGTTTCGACTTTGGGGAACGAAACGTTCTTTTTCCCAAAACGAAACGTTCTTTTTTTCGCACCCCTAAACACCCCCTACCCTGCCCTTTTCCGCTTAATTTCTCACTTCTAATTATTACTAAGAAATTTGGTAATCTCGCCAAAAATCGCTACATTTGTATAGTATAAATTGGTGTGTTGTGCACTCTCTCACACATACTAAAGCACTATCAAATTTCATTTTCTTAAAACATTTTCGACCGGCTTACGCCGGTATTTATAATAACACGAACGGTGTTCGGAAACCATCCGAACACCGTTCTTTCGTTTTAGTCGCTTCGCTCCACGCTTTGGCGCTTTGCGCTTACAACACTTCGCGAATCGCTTTATACGCTTCCACGCTTTCCGCCCGAACGAGTTTGCCGCGGAAGGCCAGACGGGAGCCGACATACGTGTACGAGCTCGATGCATCGCCAAACGCAAACGCATACGACACGCCGCCACTCGCATTCGCATTGTAGTACCCGCGATAGACCACACGGAAGGCTGCGGTACTTATCCAATATTTATCGCAATAATATGTACTGGACGAGCCGTTAGCTGTTCCTACCGGTACGATATCCATGTATTTACCATGAGCAACACCTGTTATCCACTGGTCACTGGTCGTTTTACCCTTCACCCAACGCACCGTGCCGTCCGGCATCCAAATACGCCATTTACCTTGGTTGCCACTATCGTTGGGTAAATCAACACCGTCCATCATCTCGTACTTATGGCCGTAGATGTCCTCATAGCCCAGACAACTGATATTGTTTACCTGAGTCACGGTCGGAGAACCATACTCGTCCTGGCCACGATACCAAGCGTACTGGTGGATAGAACCGTCCACGATGGAATTCGTGATCTTGTCGTTTATTTTATACGCTTCGTCATAACCGATCGTATCCTGCATACCATAACCGGCTGTACCGCCCGTGATACGATTGCTCGTATGCTGACCGCCTCCGCACTGTTCCTGGCTGTCACGACGGCCATATCTTGCGTAAAACAAGTTCGCTATACGGGAGTGCATCAACGCGTCTATCTGTTGCATACCGCGCTGAACCGAGTAATAATGAAAGTCGATCCAGTTCATGCTGGCCGTCGTGGAATTACCTGTTATGCATGAACGCAACTTGCTACCTACCACGCTACTGCCTACTACCGCGCAAAGATGTTCCTCGTTGGCCACCCAATCGGGCTCCATATCCTCGATCTTGTCGGAGTTGGAAAGAACCACCTTGTCAAACTCGGCCGTGTTCAGGATCGAGAAGTGCAAGGCCGTGGCGTCCTCCGGAACATCCGATATCAAGTACATGCCGGCCTCGAACTTCAGACCGATCGTAGAGACCACGATGGTTTTGACCACGTTTCCGGAGCCGTCAACAAATAGACTGCCGACCAAACCCGTACCGGGAACACTCGGAAAACGTACACGCTTATAGCCTTGTACATCCACCTTGCAGACTGAATAGGTCTTGTCCGTGCTATAAGAATCCTTCAACGTGGGTTTGCCACTCAAAAGTTTGCGCTCTGTAAGGAAACCGCCCTGCGTGTCTTTGATGTCGTCCAACGTCAGCACCGTCACATCCGGAACAGGAGGCATATCGTCAGGGCCGTTGGAACTGTAACAGCTGTAATATTTCTCGTTCAGGTAGTCATTGACACCTTTCGACCAAAAGAACGGTTCGTACATCATCCAGTCGCCCTCGCTGCTGTCAAGTTTGGCTGCGCTGCCATCGTAGTATTTATTACTGCTGGTATCATCCAACGGACAATAGGTCATCTCGCCGTCCGGATTGTTCACGTCAACCGTCTGGCCCGCCATCTCCACTTTACGGCTCGTGGGCTTTTTCGTCACCTTGGCAAGCACACGGTGGCGCTTCTTGAGGATCGCCGCCACGTGGGCATTCATGACGTAAGTATTGCCATACTTATAACCGGTCTCGTTGTCCGGGTTGGAAATGTTGGCATCGTCCGGAGCGCTTTCGTCCGACTCGATGATGCTGTAGGCCGGTTGTACGATCTCCAGTTCCGGATACCGCTCACGATACCGGTCGGCCTGTTCGTCATCCATGTACTTTGTCAGGCTGAGCCTGCCACGCAATCCGGAATGACGGTTGTCTATCGCTCCGGTGGAGGTATAGGTACCATAATCGTAGTATTTCCCGAGCAGCCTGCCGTCATCCTCCATATCGATGTCAAGGACAAAACGCTCCAGTTTACCGCTACCGTTCAACTTGGCCTGATGAAGACGTTCCAGCATGGCAAACCCGTCAATGCCCGGACAACCCATGAACCGGTAGCCTCGCACGTTACCGATGCCATCCAGTACCAATCCGCTCTCTGCCAACCTGGGAAGATATTCCAGAAACAGTTCCTCTATCGTTTCCGGCAAGCATAACTGCACAACAGGCGCACCGGTGGCAAGTTTCACGCGGGTAAGCCCCGTGCCTCTCACGTCCAGCTTCTTCAACCGTCCCTGCCAGCTCAAGTCCAAGGTCGTCACGTTGCCGTTATCGCCATTCCGTGCCAGCAGGTTGTTGCGCATATTAAGCTCTTCCAGAAGAAGCATGCCGTTCGTCGAGGCCATGAATGAACCGTTACGATAACCGCTGGCTTTCTCCACGCTCATGTCAAGTTTAACCAATGAGGTAAGCAAGCCGAAATTGAATCCGATGGCGAACGCGTCCTCATGCCACACCAGCTCCTTGACTTTGGCCGCGCCGATAATCTTCAGCGGGTCGTTCTCACCGAAGGCACGGGCCAGCTGCAGGGAGTGGAGCACGTCCGCATCCACCACGCCGCTGTCGGCCTGAACGCCGTTGCTAGTGGAAAGCTGCACGCGGTACGGGATGGTCAGCCGGTACTGCATCAGCTTCAGTTTGTATGCCTTGTCCAGCGATGCCGTACTCTGGTAGAACTGGGCGCCCAGCGTAGAGACATAACCGTACTCCACCTGCTTCAGGTCATACCTGCGCTGGATGAAATAGTTACGGTGAGCTTTCAACGAACCCTTCAGACCGTAGATCTGCGGATACGTCTGTTTGGCACCGTCAGCCCCCACCGGCATCTCGTTCAGGAACGGATACACATACTTGAAGATGCCTGATTTGTTGTACAGCCGGCTGCACCACTTCTTCATCTGCTCGGTGTCGAAATGGTCAACGGCCTTCTGGATGCTGAAGGCACTCATGAAGCTGGTACCGCCGTTCACACCCCTGGTCATCACTTCCTCCAGCAGATTGCCCATATTGCCCAGTATCAGGTTCCACAGCCAGCTGTTGTGTCCCTGCATCACATAGGCCCCGTCTCGCTTCGTCTGCCGGTTGTCGTCATACTTCCCGGTCAGGAACGACTTGTTGTCCGAACCCAGCTGGCAGTCACCGTCGTAATAGGTTATCCACCACATCACGCCGTCCCATGTCCGCACCAGCATATTTTTCGCCAGCTGGTCCACACCCAGGTTGAACTGTACATACAGGTAGTAGGCGGCCAGGTTGGGAAGGTTGAAATACTTCCCGGCTTCCGCCTTGAAGGTCAGGCTCACCCATTTGGCCGTCGGGAACTTGTTGCCGTCATCCTCATAGTCCACCCCGTCAAAGGTGTGCGTCTCCTTGTTATAGGCCAGATTCTTGCCGGCAGGCGTTTCCTTCACGCATTTATAAAGGAAACTCATCATGCGGTCAAGCGCCTTGTACATCTTGTCGTACTTGTCACCGGTGCCCAGGTGTTCCTTGATGTTCGGTTCTTCTTCGGCATCACCTCCGCCATCGTTCCAGAACACGTCTTTCGGATGGTTGAACTCAAAACCGCCGTCAAAGTTGAAATCCATGAAGTCCGTATGGTCGGGCTCCGTGGACGGCAGCCAGCGGAACAGGCACAGGTCGTTCGAGTTGTTCAACGTCTCGATGCAGATGGGCAGGTATTCCTTCGGCCGGTCGCCGTTCGCCTGCAGGTAGTTCAGCGTATCACCGGTCCCCCACTGTTCTTCGCCGATGGTCTTGTCCTGGCCGAATATCGGGTAGCTGTCGCTCTTCTCGTTGTTCATGTTGTACTGGCCGTAGTAGGTCAGATCCTCATCCACACTCTTTGCCACAAACAGGTCACAGGGCAAGCCGTCAATGGCCGAGCGTATGTCTTCCTTGCACGTATCCGCATGGTCGGCGGCATACTGCTGGGCAGGGGTCAGGATACCCATTTCCTTCATGCCGTCATGGATGAACTTCGCGCCACCGGTGTTGGTGGTCATGGAGGAGTCCGAAAAGTCACACTTCGCACAGGCGAGTTTCGCCCCCACCGAGTTGTCCCGCAGTCGGAACAGGTTCTTCTTACCCTCCGTAGCTGTCGGGTTGCTCTGCTGCCCGTTACCGTCTATCTCGCCGTAGCTCATCCGTGCCGTGTAACCGCTGGCTGTCTTCTGGAAGTAGAAGCGCAGGTTCTTGCGGGCATAGTTCACCGAACTGGTACCCTGGATACGCAGATAAATGTCACGGGCTATCCAGTCCAGCGCCCGGTTCTCACCGTTGTAGAATCTAACTTCCCGGCACAGCTTGTTGGCCTTCTTGTTGTTCAGCTGGGCCAGCGCATCCATCACGTTCAGCGTGTCGCTCTCGCTTGGCACCTCACTGCCCACGCTGCCCGTGCCTATCAGTACCAGGATCGAGTTCCGCCGCTTCTTCATCAGTCCCATCAGCTTCTCCATGCTCACCGTGTCCCCCTCGTTCAGCACGCGGTTGTCCTCATCCAGCGAGCGCACGCCCGGTTCCCCGTCGGCATCCTCCAGATGATTGCGGTCCACGATGTAGTTGTTAAGCACCTCGTCCGAGGTCAGCGCCTTGTTATAGATGCGCACGCTCTTCACGTTCAGGTCAGCCCCCTCCGATTTAAACTCCAGCTGGCTCCGGATGTCGAAGCTCACCTTGTCCAGCCACTTCGAGGCGGCCGACTCCTCCCCGTTCACATAGAAGCCGATCAGCGTCCGCTGCTCGTTGGTCTCCACGTCCGGGTAGAACACGTAAGTGATACGGATATTCTTACCGGGTTCAAACTTCGTACCCACCGAGTCCTCATAGCGCAGGACCTGACCGGCATCCATCGCCTCCGTCACCACGCCGGTAAGGAACTTCGCCTCCTCCGGGGTCACCACCAGCCCGTAACGGTTGCCGTTTTGCAGGGTGCCCAGACAGGTGATCAGCTCCGCGTCGGTGTCAGTCACGTTGGCCGTGCTGTATTCTATCTCCAACGTCATGCCCACGTCACGGATGGCAAAACCCTCGGGCTTGTCCGCCTCATTGAACGGGCGATAACCGCCGTCTGCCGTCAGTGTCATGCCCGCACCGCCGGCCAGCAGCAGGCGGTCCTTGTGCCAGCCGCTTCCTGCGCCGTATTCGTTCACGCTCCACAGCACATCACGGAATTCCATCCGTTTGTCCCCGCTCACCCAGCTTTCCGGGTTGTTTTCCGTGTTGCTTCGCCCGAAGGCATCGAACGTGCACACGGCATCCGGTGCCAGCGTGGCTTCAATGTCGGGGTGCGATGTGGTGTTCACCTGCACCTCAAGCACGGCATCACCGCACGACACACGGTAATCCAGCGGTTCCACGTTCACGTTCGTACGCCCGTAGCTGCCGGTCTCACCGCGCTGCAGCAGGTCTTCCTTCACCACACTGCCCCGGCTGGTCACTTTCACACGGGCCGTGTACGCATCCCTGTCATAGCCGGCATACGTGAAGTTCCACGCCGTGAACTGCTCGGCCTCCAGTACGGGGTGCTTCCAGTCACGCTGGAACCCTGCCGCCCGGTGGTTGAACATCATGCCGGCATAGGCCGTCACACCTTCCCCGGCTTTCAGTAGGGTCAGGTAGTGTATCTCGCTCACCACGCCGGAGTTCTCGTGCAGCGCATAGGCTTCCACCACGTTCATGCCCTCCCGCATTTCACTCAGCGCAACGGTGACGTTCTTCTGCTGGACACCGGAACCGGCTGACAGGCCAAGCGTATAGGGCTGCCCGCCGTTGATACGGTAGTAGATGTTCTTCTCGCCACTCGTTCCCTTAGCTGTAAATGGGATGTTCACGTCGTTCCGGTATCCCCCGTCAGCCAGTCCGTTCCCAACCGAATAAGTGGTACTTAGTTCCATAGCCACCATCGTCACCCTGGCGGTAGCGGTTTTCATCAGCGTACCGCCATCATAACCGGCCTGCGCCTCCACCTGCACGGTGTAGGTCGTGGCATCCTTCAGGTAAGGCGACGCGTCAAAAGTATAGTTCTGACCGGCCGTAACGCCGACAAACTCCGCATCCTGGAATTCCGAAAGGACCGTGGAGCCACGTTTTACGACCACCTTGGCCTTCAGGTCGCTGTAGCCACTCACCTCGCCGCCACCGGCCGTGCCCACGCCAACGGCATATCTCACCACGAAACCGGTACCCAACGACAAATACTGGGAAGCGGGCAAGGAGGAACCCGAAGCATCGGTCAGGTCTATATTCACCACCACCTTGTCGTCGTCGCTATACTTGGAAAAGCGCACCTCCCTGTCGCTTTCCCCCCCTTCGCTATCCTTCTGCGTGACTGTCATCACGTACTGAGTGCCGTCCTCGCTGTCCGTCACGTCGATATTCGTCACGGTACCCACCAGCGAGGCGAACACCGCGCCGCTCGTGGGGGCTTTCGTCTCACCGGCGGCCAGCTCCTCCGTAGGGGTGGCCTTGTCATCAATACTTTTGATATAGTTCTCCACCAACCGGCCGCTCACCGGAAGATTACCCGTGGATTCGTCACCGGACCAATCGGTCTTCTGCATATCCAGACCGTCCTCGTCATACACTTTTTTCGCCATATCGTTATTCTTTAAAAGTTATTTCATCCGTTTCCAGCCATCCGTTCGGCTCCAGGGTTTGTCACCGCGCCAAAAGCCCGCGCCGAAACAGCTCCGGATGGCTTGCCAAACCAGCCTGGCCCCTATATAGACCGTCGCCACCACCCGTTCGCCTACACGGATGGCCGTCACCTCTTTGTTTCCAACACTTATCATACCTATTCCTCCTCGTAAATCAGGTAAATGGTCTTGCCGTCCTTTTCCGGGAGACTTTCAAACTCCTCCTCACTCATCTCCTTATGTTTGTAGCCTTGGGCTATCGCATCCTCGGCCTTCTTCGCGGCCGCCTCCGCCTTTGCCGCCGATTCACCCGCCGTCTGAATGGCCTTTTTTGTCTCCTGGGTGGCCGCTTCCATTTCGGGAGCCAATCCCTCCACCCTTTCAGCGGCCTTGATCGCCCGGGCCGCCGCGTCATCGGCTGGCTTGCTCAATAAGGTGATCGGGACGTTCACCAGTTTGTCACCTTTCTGTCCCGGCAGGGATTTGACCCCGCTCAGCGAGCCGACCGTCTCAAGGGATTCGACACTCTTCGATTCCGCCTTGACCGCCTCCAAAACCTGGGCGATATCCGATTCTGTCAGTGCCATATCAAACCCCTCCCTCTATCAGTTCATAAACTTGGCCGTAACCGCCGGCCGTCAGGCTCTCGCCACATACCTCCTTGATAAGCGTACCCTCCTCGGTGGTGATCTCCAGGATTCCACCGCCCTGGATGATACGCTGGCACAGGACGTAAGCCTTGAACTTCTCATCACGGCCTACCGGTTTGTCTTTTCCGTAATTGAACAGGGCCTCCGCTACGGCGGTGGCGATGTTGTCGCCGCCAAGCTCGTTCCCGTCAAAGCCCCTGAATCTCCTGTTTAAGTCAACTTTCATATCTCTTTGGTTTTAAATGTTTATTCCCCTGTATAGCCGACTATGATGCCGCCCCTCACGATAAGTCTTATTTTGTCAAGGTCGGGATTCTGGGCGGCACCATCCCCCCAGTTCACACCCTCGTTATACACGTATGTACCGTCGGAATTGCGGCTCTTGATGTACCGGAACCCTTTCGACGCACAAACATCACTTGTCAATCCGCTACCGGTATCCCTTACATCTACCGGACCCACAAAGAACCCGGCATAGGTCATACCGCTGGCCGGGTAGGTTAAGGAGCCTATCGATGCGTATATAGCGGCCCCACCGGATGTCGCCCCGACTGATTTTACGCCAAACCGCCCACTGGTAGCGCCATTGAAGGCCACGTCCACGATCCCCTCCGTCGAGGAACTCGAGACTCCCAGTTTCAAACTCCGGGAATCGTTTCCGAAATAATCGCGGCTCTTCCAATACAGACGGCCGGAATCGATGGTAAAGCCGCCAATCTTACCGCCGCTCGCCTTGACAGTACCGCTGATGTTCGCGTTCCGAGTCTCGATACTCCCGTCCGTGAGGACCTTGAAATAGCCGTTAGCCGTAACAAGCCCCTCCAGTTTGATTTGGTCGGCTTTAATGGTGACACCGGAAACAAGATTGCCGAACTCGTCACGCTTGACATAGACATTCAGTTCCGCCTTCTTTACAAGCCCGTTGCTTGTAACGCCCTCAGCGAACAGCTTGGAAAAATTGGAGGTAGTCACCAACCCGGATTTATTCCGCAATTCCCCGTTCTCATCGAAATGGACAGAAATCAGCCTGTTATATTTGGCCGTCGTGATAATGGAGGATGCCTCCAGCACATTGCCGTCCTTATCGAAATTCGCCGCCGCGATCTTGATCATCTTATCCGACTGGTCAAAGAACGTGGCATACTTGTACGCCAAGGCATCCGTCCGGTCGGTCGAGAACACCAACAAGGACACTTGGATAATACCCGTGAACGACAGCTTGAAGTCGCCGGTCCCGTTCCACAGCCCGGAATGGTTGAATACCTTTTCCCCACCGACCGGCAAATCACCGTCGTAAGCGAACATGTTGAAATTCTCGTATCCGCTCTTGTTGGATTTGACAAACTCGATACGCAGGTGCCCGGCTTCGATCACCTTGTAATGGAAGGACAGGTAGACATAGCCCGGGATACGAAGCCCGTCCCCGTTCAACTCCTTAAAATCGGGGATCGTGCGAAAATCCCCGTTCTTCTGCATGATATAGCTGTTCGTTATCCTGACGTAAGGGACCTTGCCGGTCTTTACGACCTCCACGTTTCCGTTCTCGCTCGATGCTAACAGTTTGTTACCGGCAAGAATCCACTTGCCGCCGAAAGTCAGGAACGCGGCCTTGTACCCGCTTATCCATTTACTCATCCCCTCGGTAAACGTGGTGTTATCGAAAAAGCTCTGCTCCTCCCTCACCTCGTCACGCAGACCTTCTACGGCGGACTGTATCTTACCCTCCGTAATTTCAAATTTCGTCAGGATATCCTCGCCGGTCATAAGGATGAACGTACCTTTCAGATATACGTTGTCGCCATAGAGACCGTTCCCGTGCGGCTGGTTATTCGCCGGAAAAGCGCTGTCCTTGATACCGTCAAGATTACCCACCCGGCATCTCAAACAGCCGTTGAAGTTTTTCGCCATCACGCCATCCAGTATGTCAACACGCGGCTGGCCGTCCTCGGTAGCCGATATGCTGATCAGGTTCTGCCGGAGCGGGTTTTCCGTGTTGCCCATCAACACGCACTCATCACCCGCCTTCGGTTCCGTCCCGCCAAACTCCCTCTGGGGTACCGTTATCCCTTCCGCGTCGCCTTCCGACACTTCCACCCAGTAACCCCGAATCTCTGCCCCCGTAAAAACGGCACAGCGCATCAGGTCATGCGCCACGAACGTGTTCTCTTGCTCAAAGGTGATGCGGTAATTGTTGCCCTCCTTGGTCACGGTCTTGATCTTGCCGTTGGCCGCGGATACAACCAACTGCCCCCTTACGCTGCGAACCGTTTCTATGAGCAACTCCAGGGCCACCAACGTCTGCCGGATGGTCGCCTTGTCTATCGTAAGATTACTCAGCCCCGTTATTTTATCTATCCATAGCTGCCAGCCCTCGCCGAACATACCGTCCACGAAACGGGTACTGCGGAGCAGTTCACGGATGACAGCCGTCAGAAACTCGGCGTTCCCGTCGCCGTCAATATTGCCCCCGGATTCACCGGCTTTGTAATCCCCAAAATAAGTCCCTTTCAGGAAACCGATCACCTCGGCCGCGGTATCCCGATGACGTTTGCTCAGGAACTCCCTCTGGCTTCTTTTCGCCGAGAAAAGGTTGTTGTCCGTGGGCAGCGTATTATCGAAGCTCCGGATAATATCGGGAAGCCCGGAACTTTCGGCCTTGGCTTTCGTATAGCTTTTTAGTTCCCCTATGCTGTCGTTTACCCTGTCGAATTTCGATACCTGCAGGGCGTCGCTGATCTCCAGGTCCATCTCCCCGGGAAGGTTCACCTTACGCGTGATCTTCGTAATGCGGCTCCTGCGGTAACCGTCTTTCGGGAAATACTCGGCACTCTCCAATTTTACGCGCCGGCCGACAAACAGATCGGCCTCCTGCCGCTCGATCCACACATGGTCGGTCGGAGCCTTGTAAGCCGCGATATCCAGCCAGTGGTCCTTGTTGTATTCGTCCACCGCGGCCGCAAATTCCTCCTCTGCCAGCCGGTAATACTTATCCGGCATCCGGATGTTCCAAAGAACATAGGTGTCCCCGGCCTTCGGGACGAGCTTGCCGCCCGGAAGCTGCGTATCATCACCGTAAGGCCAGATCGTGATGATCTCAAACTCACGGGTGGCGCTATCGAAGTTCACCTCGAAATAATGGTCGTCCCCCTCTCCCAGCCCGGAAAGGTCACCGCTCTGGAAGGAGACGCGTTTCGTCTC